TTGTTATTAACTAAATCTCAATTCATAAGTCAAATTCAAATCCTGATTAGTTGCCATTTGGCTTGTAGTAAATGTTTGACCTGCAATCAAATTAGTTGCCGCATTTGTATTGCTGTGAAGTCCAAGACTGCCAATAGTTATTGTATCACTATTATCACTACCAGCAAAACTACAAGTGTTTCTAGCCGTTCCAGTTGCGACCGTTGAAGGGGTCAAGTCTTTAACTGCATTTTGTGTTCCAGCTAGACTGATTTGAGTAGCATTGACAGCAGTTGATTGAGTAGCCAAAACTGCACTGAGAGCTTGACAGCTTCCAGAAGCTCCAATACTCGAACCGGCAATGGCATTGTTAAGTCCAAAATTTGTAACAGTGTTTCTTCCCTCATGCTGTCCAACTACTTTTCCAGTCTTGTGATCTACAAGCTGAATCTTAAAAAACCCTCTAACCTTTACACAATCACCTTAACCTTTACACAATCACCTTTTCTTTTTACTTTTTTCATTTTTTCTCCAATATTATAATATTTCTTCTTTTAACAACTCAACTTCTTCTCTAAGCTCGTTTAAGCGTTCCAAGTAATCATCAAACTTCTGCTCAATAGCATTTCTGAAATCAAGAAGGTATCTATCAAGTTCATCATCCACATTTGACACTCTTGTAGGTAATATTCTATCTTGATAACCACTCATGCTGTAATAAATCCTTCAACTATACCTGAAATTTTACCGCTTCCAGATGTGTCAATAGTTAAATCTGAAGACAGTTGAATTGGATGCTTAAACTCATAAGTAATATTTTGAGACATTGATACTCCAGCTGCGGTTATCTCTCTCAAAGCGGAAACAGGTCCAACTAATGCTGATGTTACAGCTCCACCAGTTTCACCATCACCAAGTGTCCAATTAATTTCTTCATTAGTCCAGATAGTAAACTTCTCAAGATAAATTCCGCCACCTGAAGCAGATTTAATAACTTCACAACCGGACATGTCATCGGATTCAAAGTAAATCGCAAAAGGAGTTTTCCCACTACGATCAACTCGGGCAACAGTTAAGTTTACAGTTGTAATAGCCATTATTCAACCTCCTTAACTGGTAGCAGTTATCTTAACATACGTAGTACCGCTTATGTAACGATAAACTTCGTCATTAGTAGTATCCAAGATCAAATCTTTAGCATTCATTCCATCGGGAGCAGTTCCACTTGGAGCACCTGCACTTACCCAAAGTTTGCTTTTCAAATAACCTATTGTTCCAGCATGTCCAGCACCTGAACTAACTTCAGTAGCTGCCAAAACATTAGCAATTATTTTATGAAGAATTCGATCTCTGTTTCTTGGTCTTGTTGGAGTTGCCATCTTTAGACTCCTTATTTTTCAATTTACAAATAAAAACATTGTTAGTATAACAAGTTGAATCTGTTTCTTGATACCTACGATGATCTACAATAACAAAACCATTTGCAAGCAAAACAGCTTTCAACTCTTCAGTACTATAATTATTTATATGCAATGGATTATCTTCGTGAAGACTCATTTTATCAGGTGAAGAAACTACTAAAAAGCCAAACTCTTTCAAATGTCTAGCTGCGTTTTCAAGCAACATTTCTGGGTCTTCAACATGTTCTATAACATCAGAACAGATAACCAAGTCAAATTTCTTTTTCAAATCAACTATACCATCAAGATCATAACCAAACCATCTATGATCTGTTTTCACTTTTTCATTTAGTGCTTCAGAAGAAATACTCAATATTTTTTCTGGGAAATCAATTCCAACAATTGAAGAAGCTTTGTTCCCAAAATATTTAAGTATTTTTGCCGGATGCCCACAACCCAAATCTAAAACACTAAAATCTTTACTTGGTAAAGCAAGTTCAGATGCAAATTTATAAACTTTATTTTGACATTTTAGAGAATCTTGTTTTTCCCTAATTTTATCCATTTGATTTAGTTTTTTGGTATTTGGAACATTGTTTGGATAAACAGCTTCAGCTTCTTTCAAATGTCCCACCAAAACTCTACTATCAACAATCATTTTAATTCCAGCTTTTCTAGCTTTCTCAAAGAAGTTTATATCACTTCGCTTATTATAAAATTCTCCAGTAGCTCTAAAATCGGCTGTATCAATGAAATAAGGTTCATTGATTTCATCAAATACACTCATTTCAATTAGTGTACAGCCCATTGCTGGAACATCAACTAAATAACTTCTCCCATCAATATTAATATCTATTGGATAATAATATTTATCATCTTCAGAAAGAATAAAGCCAACTTGAGAATAAGGCGGCTTGCGTTTTGTAACTAAACCGCTAACTATTCTAGCATCTTCATTCAAAGACAAACATTCCAAAGTATGTGTAGGTAGTAAATGATCTGCATCAACTATTAAAAGATGCGTGCAATCCCAAGATTTTGCAGCATTTACTAATATATTTCTAGCATCAGCTGTCCGATGTTTATCAATCCCTAAAAAGACAACATTAAAATTTCTGCTCCAATTCAACATACAACCCATATGATTGAAGTAAACTTTTGGATCAATTGGGCCATAAGTGTGAATCATAAATCCAACTTTGCTGTTTTGATCTAGTGGCAACATTGAAATGACTCCTTCACAACATGAAAAAGTGAAGATATAGGAGAAAATTTATCTCCTATATCTTCAAATTCAAACTTACGGTAGACATGCAACCCAAACATCCTTACTATAAGTAGCTCCAGTAGCATCAGAAACAGCCTCAAGAGCTTGGAAAGTAAACTGTCTTTTTGGAGCGGTTCCAACAGCAGTAGCTCTCGTCAAAGTAGTTGCTGCATTAGCTGCAACCAACTCATCTCCAATTGCAACTGCTTGTCCACTAACTCCAAGAACTCTTGCATCTTTACAATAACCATGAGCAAGAACCCATCCATAACACTTACTTCCAGAAGCTTCGATAGCTGTTACAGCAATGCCAGCTTGAAGCATCAAATCAGCTGTCACAGGTGAATTAACCGATTTGAATAGAGCACTAGAACCTGCATTATTAGCATCATAACAAACAGGCTGTTTCTTAGTAAACGCTGTTGCATTTCTATTTTTTATCCAGCGATAAATGTTGCCATCAGATTCATGTCTAAGAGTACCAACTCCTTCGACATCAGTACTCTTAATATCTGTAAGCTTGGTTTCAAATAGTGTTTTAATTGCCATTCTATAAACCTCCCTTAACTTGCATATTCCATGACTCCGTGTCGTCGCGGCTGAGCCGTTATCAAACCTGGAGTCATACAAACAATATAAGCAACTCGCTCAAGCTGATTAGAAGTATGCATCCACTCTGTCATATCGAACCAAAGGTTTGGATCGTAAACAAATTCGACATAATTCATATTCAGCAAAAATGCATGAAGCGTTCCAGCCAACTTGCCACTATAAGTCATAGTAGCACCTTTGAATGTAAGAGCTTCAAAACCCAAATCTTGAGCTTCTCTAGTGAAACCATTTCTAACAATCTGTTGCCTATCAGAAACCTCATCCTCATAAGCTTCATACATATCCTGATCCATCATAATGAAGTTGGGAGCTTCCTGATTTGCAGTAATCAAATTATAGAAATGTCTAAGATCAGGTAGCAAATTAACAGTGTAAGAAGCATTAGTTGGAACCTCTTTGTCTACCAAATCTTCAGTCGCTCCATCATAAGCGGCCCAGTTAGTCCACCACTCATTACCATCAGCTCTGCTAATACCTCCATTACTCGTACCAGACTGTTGACTATCACTTTGTGAACCCTCACCAACGGCGGATTCAGCTGTGTAGTTTGGACAAATATCATAAAGTCCATTAGGCTGGTAAGGAGCTGGATAGTATTTGCCCCACTGATGGGCATAAGTTTCCAAGCCCTGAACTATAGCATTCCTTACTGCCTCCAGCCTTCGAGCCAAATAGCTCTTGATTCTAAACTTACCGGCATTTTTGGCATCATCAATAGTTGAACGATTAATATCGCAAACAAAATAACGCCAATTCCAAATGCCCATAGTATCAAGGTCTGGAGTACTTTGTTCAAGTACAGTGCCTTTATCAATCCTTTGAGTTCCTTTTTCTCCATATCCAACAGTTCTAGTAACGTATTCCCCGCCTACTTGCGTTTTCAGACAGCCGAACCGTTTAAGTGCTGCCCAAAAAATTGTTGCGTCAAGGATATTATCGACGACTTCAGACTTAATTTCATACCAAGTGTTGACGAAGTCATCGTCGATTGTCCTTGTATGTGTTGGTAGTGTTATAGGCAATTTTAACCTCCTAAATCAAAAATAAACTATTCAACATATCCCCTCTCAGCCAAAACTTTATCCAAACTAGAATTGAGAATATCTCTAAAATTCACAATTCCTTGTTTAGGATAACTTTGAGAGGCACTATTTTTCTGTTTTTCTCGCCTTTCTATTACATCTGCTAACTTATCATTTGCCGATCTTGTAATTGCGGAATCGGGCTTTTCTCTATCTACGTTTTTCCCTAGCGGAGTTTTAGATGATACTCTAGCTTTAGCCAACAAATAAGCATCTTCAACTGAAATACCAGGAGTATTTTGCATTATTGCAGAAACATCATCTTGATACTTATCAAAGTCCGAATGTTTCGTTTTCACTTCTTTAATATCAATAGCAGTAGCTATTCCAAGAATTGCGTTTTGAGTGGTAGAAACTTGCTTATTAAGCTGTTCAATTTTCTCTTCCATCAGAGATTCATAATAATTACTTTTAGCTTCATTTGACTTTTCAACAGCTTCAGCAACCAAGTTAAGCAATTCTTTATTTGTAAGAGTTTCAACTTGATCGGAATCAACAAGATTAAGAGCTTCTTTTACACTAACTTCTTGCTCAAGTGCTTCCTTCTGTTGCAGCTTCTTCTTATCTTCATCTTCTTGCTTTTGCTGCTTCAATTGCTGCTGCAAGACTGCTAGTTGATCGGCCTGCTCCTTTAGCTGTTTTTTCAACTCTTCTACTATCGGTGTCTCTTGTTCTTTTTCTTTCAATTCTTCTTTCAATTCTTCGCTCATGTTTAGCTTGCTCCTCTTTTAGTGATTTAACTCTTTGCTCTCTTCGATATTTCCTCACTTTTTGTCTGTGCTCGACCTTTATATTACTGATAATTCTAAGAATTTCTCTTTTGGTAAAGTAAACATCATCAACAAAATCTACTTTAACCCGGCCAAGCTCATTCATTTGAATTAAAACTTTTCGTTCAGGCATTTTATTTTTCCAATCATAAGCTCCTATTCCAAAATATCAAATTCCATATCGTTCTTTTTAGCAAACTCTCTAATTTCTTTCTTTGAAAAAAACCTCTCACCTTTAGGCGAAGCGTGTTCAAAAAATATCCCATCATTTGGAAAAACGTGAGCATTAAACTTACTGACCAAACGCTTCATTTGTGCACCACATTGACAACAAATAACAACTTCATCTTTGTTCTTAACTAGTTTATCCACTTGTTTTCTTTCACAACAGGGACATTTATAATCAAAAAGTGGCATAGTTAAATTGCTCCAGTCATAGGTGAAGGACCTTCAGCTGGTGCTCCTGCTCCAGGACGAGCACCTCCATGAGTTTGAGCTTTAGGAATTAAACGCTCAAACGATGGGTCATTAGCTGCATCCAACATATATTGATAAATACTTTCAATGTTTGCTCCCGGAAGTTGCATAAATTGCATTGCAGTCATCAAAGCCTCAACTTTCCTCTCTGCCTTACTCAAATTTCTCTTAGTTGACAAAGCTAAATCATACAAATAATCTCCTCTCAACTCTTCACCACTAAACTGAACCCAATTCCTATCAACCAAAGCGTACATAGGTCTTTGAGTAAAAGAAAATGTTATTTGATTCAACTTCGGTAAAGCATCCAAATAAAGTCCTGAAATCACTGAACTTCTAAGAGACTCTCTTCTACTAGCTCCCATTTGAACTAAGTTAGCTTCTCTAGCGGTTCTCCTACTAGACATATCAAACTGTCCAAGCTGATTCCTACTTAACCCAACAGCTTCACGAGCATCATCTCTGTTTTCTCTACTCATAAAGCTAAATTCCAAATTACTACCTTGTGGGAATGGGACAATTCTACCATCTAAATCTGTTGTATCTGCAATCTCAATCGCTCCAACATCAGCACTTATTAAACGATTGAGTTTATCTTGCTTCATAAAATTCTTAGCTGCAATAAATTTAAGATTGTTAATTCTCCTTTGTTTCTCAGCTTGTAATTCAATATCAAATTCTTTTTTCTGCAGTCTTCCTAAATAGTGAGCTAGTGGAGTTGACCAGAAAAACCGAGGATGAAGGACAAATGTTCCACTGATGTAAGGTGTCCCGCAAACTACTTGAACAGCATCAACTTCATCCCTCAAATATTTATCGTAATCAAAACAAATTACCTTTATAGTATTATCAGAGCGATCACAAATTTCCCAAATCTCATTATAAAGAACTCGTGTATTCTCGTAATAAGTACCATAACTCTTATATTCTCTAAAGCGTTTTTTCTCAACTCCTTTATTCAAATAACTTTGAACAAAAGTCTCCATCGCAATTTGCGGTTCTAATCTGCTAGTATTTTTATATTTCGGATCAGATTTTATTGCAGTGTTCAATCTAATATTTCGATGAGCAATCCAAGGAGCGGTTTCCAAATCTACTGTACCCCAAGGGACTACAATATCTTGTGGATTTACTGTCATACACCAAGGCAATCCAGGTGATGTTCTTCCAAACTCAATTCTATTACCCTTCTTATCAAACTGAGTTAAAGTCATACCTGATGGTCTAGTTGCTGTTCCAGTGTCATAAAACGGATTATAACCAAACTCACTATCATATCCAAGTTTCCAAATAGCTCTACCATAAAGAAATGCATGAAGTGAAGAACGCAGAGCTTCATTTTTAAGTTTAAGTTTCCTAATCAAATAATTATCCCAAGACTCAACAATTGGAGCTCTGTCAACTCCAGAAGGATGCTCAGCAGAGACAGTTATTTCAGGATTAGGAACATTCAAAGAGCTAAGCAAACTATCGCCCATAGAGAAAACCAAGTTTGCTCCAAGAGCTGTGTGACTTTCAGCTCCGTTCAAATAATCCATTTCAAGCTGTTTCCAACTTGCTTCGCGGCCAAAAATTTCTCTAAACTTCAAGCCGTTATCAATTTCACTCATCCAATCTTCTGGTCTAAGCTTTTTCATATTACTTTTTCTTCCAACCATGTTTTATAGCTTGAGCAACTTTCTCATAGCGTTTAAGTGCTCTTACAGACTTAAAATGTAATATTTTACCGCTTGAAGTTTTTAATTTTCTTTTTCCAATTCTCATCACACATACTCTAATTGCTCAGACAGACTTCCAACGTCGTAAGGATAATCAATTCGAGATCGTTTCTTCAAACTATCTATAATAGCTTTACCAACCATATTATACCAAAACTTAACTTGCATACTCAAAGCATCAGCTAAATCATCGTGTGATCCTTTTGGAAAAGCTAACAACTCTTGTTCAAGCTCAGACATTCTAGCTTTCAAGAATATTTGATTGTTAGCAAAATAAGGTTGAAGACCTCTAATTCTATCAACTTTTGAACCTTGTAGACCTTTCACTTCATTTATATAAAAGTTAAGGTCATGAAAATTCATTCTCTTTTTAAGCCAATAGTTAAGTGTCCTCTGATAACCAATAGATTCTACTATAACTTCTAAAGGTTTATAAGTTCTAACATGGTCAAATATTGCTTCGATAGTTTGTCCAGGGTCTAAACGTCCTCTCGTATAGTGAACCACAAAAATTTCATTTGTTTTAGCTGAAACAGCACAAGTCATTATAACTGTATAATCAGGATCGGATGATTCTTCTTTAGTAGCTGATGCTAAATCCACAGAAGTACAATAAACCAAATCTCTATTTCTAAGATCAGAATAATATCTAATCCACTCCCTCTTAAACACTTGATTTATTGCAGAAGTCGGGCTGTTCATATATAGAGAAGCAAACATATAAGGCCCTTCATTCTTCTCTAATGCATCAGCAACATCTTTACCAAACCTATCAGGCCAAATAATACTTCCCCCACTCTCAGGTCTGGCTGGTTCTCCATCACTATTTTCGTAAATAGCCCTTGAAATTTTCTTATATTCTGGACTATTTTCAATAATCCATCCAAGTAAGTCTTTTTCAGCCCATCTAGTACCCACTACAAGTATTCTACTTTTGATCGGATGAACTAGTAATGGATGACATTGTCTATGCCAGCCGATTGCTTTTTCAATATCTGCTTGTGTTGGTTGCTGCAATGGTATCATCTTCAATAATTTCGTCATAGTGTCTTGAAGTAGTAGCTGTACCAACACCAGCCGCTTCAAACGTACCTTCTGGATTTATTATACTACGATTAACTTTCAAACATTCTTTAGTCCAAGTTTCTCCAGTATTTGGTAAAATTTCCGAATATAAAGCTCTAAACAATTTATTCTTCTCAAAGATACCTTTAATTGCTCCAAGCTTTTTACATGCATTTGAAAAGCTATTTTGAACGATCAAAATT